ACTGCCAAGTCACTGGTGAAAACAAGATGGAACCGGAGTTCCTACAGAAGCTTGATCGTTTACGTGCTGGGTGTGGGTTCCCGTTTGTCATAACAAGCGGTTATAGACACCCCATAGAACATCCTATAGAAGCTGCCAAGGAAGTTCCGGGGACCCATGCCCAAGGCATTGCAGCAGACATCAAAGCCACCAGTGCATCCCAAAGATACGACATCGTAAAACAAGCTCTAGCCCTTAATTTCACGGGCATAGGCATTGCTAAGTCCTTTGTTCACGTGGACACACGTGGCACAACTCCTGTAATGTGGCTGTACTAATGTTTTTTACACAACACAAAACACTGACTGACACTGCTGAGACAACAGTTCTCACTATTCCCAATGGCTTTACTTTACACGTCAACTATATCTTTGTGGCTAACCACGGTGGCAGCACAAATAGCATAGATCTGTGGTGGGAAAATAGTGCTGGTGTAGACCAAATGTACTTCTTTGACGGTACAAGTATCAACTCAGGATCTAAAGAAATTTTAGGAGGTCAGTCAGAAACTCCTATATTTGTTTTACATCAAGGAGAAACAGTTAAGGCACAGGCTGCATCTTCAGGAAACATAGAACTAGCCTTTACTTTTAACTTAGTAAACCAGCCTTCTTTCTTAAACAACTACAACTAATTAATGGCAACTGACTTAGACATTGAGTTACTGCCGTGGCAACAGGAGGTCTGGGCAGACAACACTAGATTTAAGATTGTAGCAGCAGGTAGACGTACAGGTAAGTCCAGACTTGCTGCATGGATGCTGATTGTAAACGCTTTGCAGGCCGAAAGAGGCCACGTGTTCTACGTAGCGCCAACACAGGGACAGGCACGTGACATCATGTGGCAGACCTTGTTAGACTTAGGCCACCCTGTGATCTCAGGCAGCCACATTAACAACTTGCAGATTAAGTTAATTAACGGTGCAACCATAAGCCTCAAAGGGGCCGACAGACCAGAGACTATGCGTGGTGTGTCGCTTAAGTTCCTTGTGTTGGACGAGTACGCAGACATGAAGCCTGACGTATTTGAGCAGATCCTAAGACCTGCCTTGGCTGACCAGAAGGGCTGTGCGATGTTCATTGGAACACCAATGGGTCGCAACCACTTCTACGACTTATATAAATACGCAGAGATAGGTGACGACGAGACTTACAAAGCATGGCACTTTACTTCCTATGACAACCCAATCTTGGACCCAAATGAAATTGACACCGCTAAGAAGTCTATGTCGAGCTATGCGTTTCGTCAGGAATTTATGGCGTCATTTGAAGCTCGTGGGTCAGAAATGTTTAAAGAGGACTGGGTAAAGTTCGGAGAAGAAAGTAGTGGTGAAGGAGACTACTACATTGCAGTTGACTTAGCTGGTTTTGAAGAAGTAAACAAGAAGCGCACAAAGAACACTAGGCTTGACGAGACGGCTATTGCTGTAGTAAAAGTAAATCCTAATGGTTGGTTTGTTGAAAACATTATTTACGGTAGGTGGACTCTTGACGAAACAGCAGCTAAGATATTCCAAGCAGTCCGAGACTACGAACCAGTTAGCGTAGGTATTGAAAGGGGTATCGCAAAGCAAGCAGTAATGTCCCCTCTGATGGACCTACAGAAGCGTCACGGGACGTTCTTTAGAGTCGAGGAACTAACCCACGGAAATAAAAAGAAGACTGACAGGGTCATGTGGGCGTTACAGGGGCGCTTTGAGAATGGCTTTGTAACACTTAAGAAAGGGGAGTGGAACTCTAGGTTCTTAGACCAACTCTTTCAGTTCCCTGACGCACTAACTCACGACGACTTGATAGATGCTTTAGCTTACATAGACCAGCTTGCACACGTAGCGTACGACTATGATTATGAAGTCGATGACTATGAAATTTTAGACGTAGTATCAGGATACTAATATGACCGAACTATTTGAACAAGACCCCTTGTTGATAGAAGAAACTATCGAAGACTGGGTAATGACTAAGTGTGACGACTGGCGTGACAACTACGAGTCAAACTACGAAGCACGTTTTGATGAGTACTACAGGCTCTGGAGAGGCATCTGGGACCCTGCTGACTCTGATCGTAAGTCAGAGAGAAGCCGTATCATTGCCCCTGCTCTCCAGCAAGCTGTGGAGTCAAACGTAGCAGAACTTGAGGAAGCTACTTTTGGTCGAGGCAAGTGGTTCGACATAGCTGACAACATGGGTGACACAGAGCGTCAAGACGTGTTGTTCTTGAGAAACAAGTTGACAGAAGACTTTGAGGACTGTAAGGTCCGTAAGGCAGTAGCAGAGTGTCTCATTAATGCTGCTGTGTTTGGCACAGGTGTTGGCGAGATTGTCATCGAAGAAATGAAAGAGATGGCCCCGGCTACACAGCCTATCATGGGTGGTGACTTAACGGCAGTCGGTGTCAACATTACTGAGCGTGTCAAGGTAAAACTTAAGCCTGTGATGCCTCAGAACTTCCTTATTGACCCTGTGGCAACAAGCGTAGACGACGCTATGGGTGTTGCTGTAGATGAGTTCGTAAGCTTACATCAAGTAGAGATGCTACAGGAACAAGGAATTTACAGAGACGTTCACGTAGGTATTGCTGCTCCTGACTCTAACTTAGAGCCTGACCAAGACTTAACCATGTACACTGACGACAAAGTACGTCTCACTAAGTACTACGGTTTAGTCCCCAGAGAACTACTTGACAACGCCTTTAAGGATGATGAAGACGACAGTGACGACGATGAAGTAGAAGAAGTAGAGTTAGTCGAAGACTCCAAAAGCAAGTCAAAGTACGTAGAAGCAGTCGTAGTAGTTGCCAATGGTGGTGTCTTGTTGAAAGCCGAGGCTAACCCTTACATGATGCAGGACAGACCTATCGTAGCCTTCCCTTGGGACGTAGTTCCCTCTAGGTTCTGGGGTCGTGGTGTGTGTGAAAAGGGTTACAACTCACAGAAGGCTTTGGACGCTGAGTTACGCGCTAGGATCGACGCTTTGAGCCTCACGACTCATCCTATGTTAGCCGTAGACGCCACTAGGATGCCACGAGGTGCTAAACCAGAAGTACGTCCGGGCAAGATGATTCTAACCAGTGGAGACCCGCGTGAAATTTTACAACCGTTTAACTTTGGGCAAGTTAGTCAAATCACGTTTGCTCAGGCGGGTGCTCTACAGCAGATGGTACAACAAGCTACTGGTGCGGTTGACTCTGCTGGAATCTCGGGTGCAATTAATGGAGAAGCTACGGCTTCTGGCATTAGTATGTCTCTCGGTGCTATTATTAAAAGGCATAAACGTACTCTGATTAACTTCCAGCAGGCTTTCTTAATTCCTTTTGTCAAGAAGGCTGCCTATCGTTACATGCAGTTTGACCCTGAGAACTACCCTGTTGCTGACTACAAGTTCAACGCAAGTAGTACTTTGGGTATCATGGCTAGAGAGTACGAAGTGACTCAGCTTGTACAACTACTACAGACTATGGAAAAAGACTCTCCGTTGTACAACACACTGATTCAGTCCATTATTGACAACATGAACTTGTCTAACCGTGAAGAACTCCTTGCAGCTATGCAGAAAGCTACGCAGCCTAACCCAGAAGCACAGCAGATGGCACAGGCAGCACAGCTAGCACAGATGCAGTTCCAGCAGTCCCAGACAGCAGCTCTGTCAGCTCAGGCTCAAGAGTCTGCTGCAAGGGCTACTAAGCTGGCTGCTGAAGCTCAGGCAGTGCCTATGGAGCTAGAGATTGATCGTATTAGCGCAATTACAAGAAACTTGCGTGAAGGCGACCAAGAAGACAAAGAGTTTGAAAGACGTATGCGCGTTGCAGAGACTCTTTTAAAAGAAAGACAAATCAAAGGTAAAGAAAATGCTAACGGACAAAGAACTAACAATTCTCCTAGACCAAGTCAAGAAACACCTCCAGCCCCAATGGAGCCGCCTAGAGGAATTAGAACGCAAAATGGAGGAATGGAGTAATGCCAAAGGAGAAGGACCCAAGGCTGGAAAGGGCGGGAGTAAGCGGCTACAACAAGCCAAAGAGGACTCCTAGCCACCCTACTAAGTCGCACGTAGTAGTTGCCAAAGAAGGTGACGAAGTTAAGACCATTAGGTTTGGACAGCAGGGGGTTAGTGGTGCGGGTAAAGCCCCTAAGTCTGAGAAAGAGAAAGCCAGACGCAAGTCATTTAAGGCTCGTCATGCAAAGAATATTGCAAAAGGTAAGATGTCAGCAGCCTATTGGGCCAACAAGGAGAAGTGGTAATGGCAGGTCTATATGATAATATCCACGCAAAACGTAAGCGCATTGCAGCAGGTAGTAAGGAGAAGATGCGTAAACCGGGTTCCAAAGGTGCACCCAGTGCAAAAGCCTTTAAACAAGCAGCTAAAACAACCAAAGGGAGAAAAAAGTAATGCCTAAAGTCGGAGGGGTTAAATACCCGTACACCAAAACTGGAGTTGCAGCGGCTAAGAAAGCAGCTAAAAAGAAGAAGAAGCCAATGAAAAAAGGCTACTAAATACTTCTTGACTTTAACCTAAAAATATGCTATACTATTAACTATAGTATCAACTAAAGAGAACTTATGAAGCCTGAGCTTGAAACTTATTTTAACAACTACAACGAACTCT